GTTCCCTGTCCGGTGCTACTAGCACCATCACTATCGGATCGTCCGTATCAGGCGCGACCCAAACCACCACGGTAAACGGGCGCATTACTTTCGCACCCGTCGGCGCTACGCTTGCGGCTTGGTCTACCAATGGCGTCGGTCTGATCCAGTCTGCGGCAACATTCACCGATAATACCACCGCAGCATCGGGCACCGTAACAACCGCCTACATGAACTTGTTTGATACAGAGACTTATGCTGCAACGAATGCTATTACCGTCACTAACATTTATGGTACATATTTCAAAAACCCGGCTAGAGGCACAAATGTAAGTGGGTCAAGCAATCTTTACGCAATCGGCGCAGATAACGCGCTGCTCGTCGCATTAACAGTAAGCGGCGGTACTTTCAACGCAACAGGTGTTATTAATATCACAGGCCCGAATGGGAGTACCACTGCGAACTATTCAACATCCGCAACCACCTCCGGCTCCACCAAAACCGTCAACATCGGCACGGCTGGTCTGTCTGGTTCGACCACGACTATCAGCATTGGCTCGGCGGTCAGTGGCGCGACCAGCACCACGACGCTCAATGGCAGCACTATTGCCACCGGCACCATCCAGCTTGCCGCCTACACCGTTGCTACACTCCCCACGGCGGGCACGGCAGGGCGCAGGGCTTATGTGACCGATGCAACTGTTCCGACGTTCCTCGGCACGCTCACGGGCGGCGGGTCAGTTAAAACACCCGTATTCGACAACGGCACCGCTTGGGTGGCAGGATAAATAGGAATAGTTATGACAATTACATACGCTTGGTCTATTGATAAAATGGTTTGTCTTCCAGAGAATAATCTGGTGGTTACAGTATTCTATACTGTAACGGCAACTAACGGAGAACAATCTGCCTCATTAAGCAATGTTGTTGGTGTATCCTATCAACCGGATGGGAATTTCACTCCATATTCAGTACTTGACCAAAATACAGTGATTGGCTGGGTTCAAGATAATCTTGGACCCGATTCTATATCTAATATCGAAACTAACTTACAACAAAATATTGAAGCTTTAATAACCCCACCTGTTATATCATTACCGCTGCCGTGGGAATAAATAATCTTGAAGGAGAATATAATGACAAATCTTAATATCGTTCTTACCCTTGATGAAGTAAATGGTGTTCTGACCGCACTTGGTCAGCTACCAACATCATCTGGTGCATATCCTCTTCTGGTAAAGATTAAGGAACAGGCTGATGCACAGCTTGCCGCAGCACCTGCACCAGTTACTGAATAAGATTCTTGCCATGGTTATTTTCATAAATATAGCAACAAGGAGATAATCATGGCACTTCCTACAGACAGAGAATCATTCAAGCAATATTGCCTACGCCGTCTTGGTGCGCCTGTAACACAGATCAATATGGATAATGATCAGATTGAGGATCGTATCGATGATGCTCTGAACATGTATGCTGATATCCATGTTGATGGCACAGAAAAGCAATACTACAAATATCCAGTTCAGCAGACAGACATCAACAACAGATATCTCACTCTACCATCAAATATTATTGGTGCGGTAAATGTATTTCCTGTTGGTTCTTCTTTATCAACCAATAATCTATTCAATATTCGTTATCAGATTGCGCTGAATGATCTTTACGATCTCACTGCAACTACCATGGTCCCGTATTATATGGCGATGCAACACATCCAGTTGCTAGAACAACTTCTGGTTGGTATGCAACCACTTCGCTACAACAGAAGATCAAATAGACTTTATGTTGATATGAACTGGGACATTATTGGTCCTGGTCAGTTTATGGTGATTGAAGCATATCAAATTGTAGATCCTGATTTATATGAGGATGTTTGGAAAGACCGCTGGCTTCTGAAATATGCCACACAACTTATAAAGCAAAACTGGGGTCAGAATCTGATTATCTATAATAATGTTGCTCTGCCAGGTGGTGCCACATTCAATGGAGAAAAGATTTACAATGATGCTACTGCTGAGATTCAGAAAATGGAAGATGAGATGTTGCGTGGGTTCAGTGCGCCGCCAGCGTATTTTATAGGTTGAAATATATACTTTTCATAAAGGATAATACTCGTGGCTGTCTCAACTTTCTTTGACAACTTTACACACGATGGTTACCAGCAACTTTTGCAGGACCTAGGAACTCAAATGATTCAGAGGTATGGGGTGGATGCATACTATATGCCAAGAAGTCATGTGAATATCGATAAACTATGGCTGGAAGACACACTAAGCCAGTTTGACCAAGCCACGCTCATTGAAGTTTATATCAAAACATTTTCAGGTTGGCAAGGCGAAGGTGACCTGATGCAGAAGTTTGGTATCTCCATGGCTGACCAGATCACATTTTCCATGATGAGAAATCGCTGGCAACAAGAGTTTACCAACTTTCAGCCAAACCTGATTCGTCCATTGGAAGGTGACTTCATCTATCTTCCACTCACACGTGCCCTGTTTGAAGTCAAGTTTGTTGAACATGAATCCAACTTTTATCAGACCGGTCTTCTGACATATTATGATATCAAAGCAGAGCGCGTCAACTACAGCAATGAGGACCTCAAGACAGGCGTGGCTGAGATCGACAATATTCAATCCAAGTTTTCCAATGCTGCTGATGATTATTTCCTGTCAGACCAGCAAGGCGATCATTTTGTGGATCAATCTGGTGATGGATTGGTCGAAGGTCAATACACGCCAGACAATATTGATGGAACAACTCAGAATAGCTTCTTCAGCAAAGAAGGCAAGGCCTTTATAGACTTCTCCAAAACCAATCCTCTAGGGACGATTCTCTGATGCTCGGACAGAACTACTACTGGGGATTGACCAGAAAATATGTGACACTCTTCGGAACAATCTTTGATGATATTTACATTGATAGAGTTGATGCTGATGGTGTGTCTCAAAAAACCATAAAGGTTCCTTTGCAGTATGGTCCCAAGGAGCGGTACTTAACTCGATACATCCAGAATCCGGATCTGTTGCGTGAAGTCTCAATGGTGTTTCCAAGAATGTCATTTGAGATCACCAGCATAAAATATGATGCAGACAGAAAGAAGAATACGGTAGGCAGAGTTTCTGCTGTGGGTGCCAGCGGTGGATCGTTGACCACACAATATAATCCTGTGCCTTACAACTACGATATTACGCTGTCTATTATCTCCAGAAACACAGAAGATGCTCTAAGAATAGTCGAGCAAATCCTGCCATTCTTTACTCCTCAGTGGAATGCTACAGTCAATCTCATTCCAGAGATGAACTATTCCGTGAACATTCCAATCGTTCTCAATACAGTGCAATGCATCGACACCTATGCCAGCAACTTTGAAAATAAAGAATGGGTTATCTGGGAACTAACATTTACACTCATGGGTGTTCTTTGGGGTCCTTCACAAGAATCTGGCGTTATCAAGGAAATCATCGTCAACACCTATATACCTCATACGAATACTGCCGCAGAAGGTGTTGGTGTTGCTCAACCCACCGATATTATTGATGTTCAGCCAGGACTGACTGCAAACGGACAACCAACATCAAATGCTGCTCAGTCTATTCCTTCGTCTCAAATCAAGGCAAGCGATAACTATGGATATATTGTTGGATTTACGGAAGATGTGAATAATGGATAAAGAAGATAAACTAGGAAAAATCTTCAATCTGCCTCCTTTGCCAGTGGAAGCCAAAAAAGAAACTGCATTGGTGCCTGTAAATGAGCCAGAAACAGATTTAGAAAAAATCGAAGGCGACTTTGAGGTTGCTAGAGACGCAATCATAAATGCTCTAGAGACCAGTCAAGGTGCTTTGGAAGAACTATGTCAGGTTGCAAAGGGTTCTCAGGCACCAAGAGCGTTTGAAGTTGTTGCCAGATTGGTAGACACCATTAGAGAAACCAGTAAAGACCTGATCGACATACACCAGAAAAAGAAAACGCTTGTCGATAAACAAGAACCACAACAAACGATACATAACAACCTTGTCATTTCCACCAATGACCTACTCAAGATGATCAAAGGTCAAAATGAAGATATTTGATAAATAAAGTGTGTAAAAAATATGTTCCTGGTTCAGAGCCTGCCGGATGGATACTGGGAAATCCTATGAATCCAAATAAAAGGCTATATGTCTGATGTCCGAGTATTACCTAAACAACCAAAACTTGAAAGCAACTAATGTAAAGATTCCGTGGTCAGAAGACATGATCAAGGAATATATGAAGTGTGCTGAAGACCAGATTTATTTCATCAAGACATACTGTAAGATTGTACATGTTGATAAAGGTTTGATCAACTTTGAGTTGTGGCCATTCCAAGAAGAAATGGTAAACTCGTTTGAAAATAATAGATACACTATATGTAAGCTTCTTAGACAGTGTGGTAAAACCACCACAACCTGTGCGTATCTTCTACACAAAATATTATTCAATAGTAACTATCTTGTGGCTGTACTGGCCAACAAAGAATCCCAGGCCAGAGAAATACTCAGTCGCGTAAAACTTATGTTTGAATATTTACCGAAGTTTTTACAGCAAGGTATTATTGAGTGGAACAAAGGATCGATAGAACTTGAAAATGGATCTAAAGTTTTAGCGTCCGCGACGGGCGGTTCTGCTGTTCGAGGTAAAACATTTTCTCTTCTCGTGCTTGACGAGTTCGCATTTGTGCCTAATAATCAACAAGAAGAGTTTTTTGCTTCCGTTTATCCTACAATCACATCAGGTAAAACCACAAAAGTAATCATCACTTCGACACCAAACGGCATGAATCTTTTTTATAAGATATGGAACGACTCCGAAGAAGGCAAAAACCACTATCATCGATGCACTGTTCATTGGTCTGATGTTCCAGGCAGAGATGAAAAGTTCAAAGAAGAGTATATAGCCAACACAAGCGAACGCCAGTGGCGCATCGAGTTTGAAACGGAGTTCCTCGGTTCATCCAACACTTTGATTGATGTAAAGAAGCTACAACAAATGGTGTGGAAAGAACCTCTGCACAGATTTGAAAATCTGGACATCTACGAGCAACCTATAGAAAATCACAAATATTTCATTACGGTTGATGTCTCTCGTGGCTCATCTATTGACTATTCTGCTTTCCTTGTGTTTGATGTTACTTCTGTTCCATACAAGGTTGTGGCCAAATACAGAAACAATGAGATTTCTCCTTTGTTGTATCCTAACATTATTTGGAGAGCAGGTAAACATTATACTGATGCTCTGGTTCTCATAGAAGTAAATGATAATGGTCAACAGATTGCAGACATTTTATTTTATGATCTGGAATATGAAGGTGTCGTCATGACTCAAGCAAAGGGTCGTGCCGGCATCAAAATGGGTGGAGGTTACAAAGTAAAACCCATCCGTGGTATCAGACAAACAAAACAGACCAAACGTATTGGATGTGCCAACTTCAAGAGCCTGGTTGAAGGTGATAAGTTGATATTCTATGACTATGATTTGATCTATGAGTTGTTTAGATTCATAGAAAATAAAGCATCATATGAAGCTGAAGAAGGCGAACATGATGACTTGGTTATGTGTGGCGTCATGTTTGGTTGGGCAGTTGCACAGAAGTATTTCATAAATCAGAGTGATACTAACGTAAGACTTGATCTTTGGCAAGAAAATAAAGATATCATTGAACAGGCCGTGGCTCCTTTTGGAATACTCACAGACGGATGGAATAATACTACCGAGGATATGGTTTCTCTCGATGAGTTTTATAACATGGACTTGCACAAACCTGGATTTGACCAGGAAGATTTTGAAGAGGCTCTCGTTGGATTTACCAGCAACCATTTCTGAAAATGTCGCATTTTATAAATAGAACAACAAGAATGATCTTCTTAGTCTAAGGGAGTAATAATATGGCAATCCAAGTAAGTCCAGGAGTAAATGTCAGTGAGTTTGATACAACCACTGTTGTTCCTGCTGTTTCAACATCTGTTGGTGCTACTGTAGGTGTTTTTCAGTGGGGTCCAGCATATGAGAGAACTCTGATCAACTCAGAAACTCAGCTAGTTCAAGTGTTTGGCAAACCAAACGATAACGCATATTCTTCATTTTTCACATCAGCAAACTTTCTTGCATATTCTGATGCTCTTTATGTTGTTCGCGCACTTGATGCAACCGCATTGAATGCTGTGGCAAACACAGGCACAGTTGTTGCTCCTCAGATTGCAAACTCATCTGTATTCCTAAACTCAACCATCGACGCAAATGTTGCGTATCTTGCAAGATATGCTGGTAGCATCGGAAACTCACTAAAGGTTTCTGTCTGCGACAGTCCTGCTGCATATACATCGAATCTTACAGCCAATGTTGCTTCTCTGACTTTCACTGTTGGTTCAAATGTTGCCACAGTAAATGCTTCTGGATCATCCACCGGCAGCGGCAACTCAACCGCAAACAGCGTTCTCGGTGCAATCACTGTTGGTGACTATATCAAGGTAGGCAACACTTCAATGGGCTATCAGTTACTGAAGGTTACTGGCACAACAGGTCCTGTTGGCAACGAAACTTCAAATGGCGGTAGTTATTATGCAAATGGCGTAACGATTTCATTTGCTTCAAACTACAATCTCTCAACAAACATCACACAGACTTCCAATACAACCGCTCGTTATTGGGAGTTCCACAATGCTGTTGCTAAGGCTCCAGGCACATCAGCCTTCATGAGCAATCTTGGTTATACAACTCAAGATGAGATTCATATTGTTGTGTCTGATGTCAATGGCAAGTTTAGCAATGCTCCTGGAACAATCCTTGAGGTGTGGTCCGGACTGTCTCGCGCAACAGATGCCAAGTCAACTTCTGGTGCAGCAAACTACTACAGAACCGTTATCGACGGACTTTCTCATTATATCTATACAGGAACTCCACGCACCGGTGCTTTGACAGGACTTTCTTCTGCTCTTACTAGCGCCACAACAACAGCGCCATATACAGCAACCATGAGTCTGGGAACAAGCGGATTGGCCGAAGGTTCCATCAGCCTTGGTCCAGTTGCTATGGGTTGGGACCTGTTCAAGAGCAAAGAAGACATTGATGTGTCTCTTCTGCTTCAAGGCAAGGCAATCGGCACAGGTGGTCTAGCAAACTATATCATCGGAAATATCGCCGAAGTTCGTAAGGATTGTGTGGTATTTGTTGATCCAGACAGTGCTATTCTGACTGCTTCCGATCCTGTTCAGTATGCTGTTGATTTCCGTAACTCTTCAGGAACTGTTCCTAACGGAATCACATACAATAGCTCATATGCTTTCTATACTGGTAGCTACAAGTATCAGTATGACAAGTATAATGACGTCTATCGCTGGGTTCCATTCAATGGCGACATGGCAGGACTTTGTGCCTCAACCGACCAACAGCGTGATGCTTGGTATTCACCTGCTGGATTCAATCGCGGTCAGGTCAAGAATGTGACCAAGCTTCTGTATAATCCAAATCATGCACAGCGCGATTTGCTTTATAAGAATGATGTCAATCCTATAGTGATCTTCCAAGGTCAAGGCACCGTTCTTTATGGTGACAAGACAATGCTTGGTAAGCCATCGGCATTTGATCGTATCAATGTTCGTCGTCTGTTCATTGTTCTTGAGAAGGCAATCTCAAAGGCTTCACAATCAAGCCTATTTGAGTTCAACGATGCCTTTACTCGCGCTCAGTTCAGAAATCTTGTTGAGCCATATCTCAAGCAGGTTCAAGGTCGTCGTGGCATCTATGACTATCGCGTTGTTTGTGACGAAACAAACAACACAGGCCAGGTTATTGACTCAAATCAGTTTGTAGGCGATATCTACATCAAGCCAGCAAGAAGCATCAACTTCATCCAGTTGAACTTCGTTGCTGTTCGCACGGGTGTTGATTTCAATACTATTGTTGGTCAGTTCGGCGGATAATAAAACTAAAGGAGCAATACAATGGCTTTCAATATCAACGAAATAACTGCGAACTTTCAGTTTCAAGGTGCCCGTCCTACACTATTCAGCGTCAACATCTTCAATCCTGTAGACTCTGTTGCCGATAGTAGAATACAGTTTCTGGCTTCTTCTACCAGTATTCCCGAATCTCAGTTGGGTAATATTCCAGTTCCATATTTTGGTCGTATAGTCAACTTTGCTGGCGACCGTATCTATGATGCTTGGAACGTCACCATCATGAATGACGAGGATTTTGCTGTGCGTAATGCTCTTGAAGGTTGGTCAAATGCAATCAACAACAGAGTCCAGAACATCAGAACAACCAGCGATTACAAATCAACTGCCGAAGTTGCTCAACTAGGCAAAGATGGATCAGTTCTGCGTGTTTATCGTTTCAATGGCATTTATCCTGCTTTCATCGATCCTATCCGTCTTGATTGGAGCGACACAAACACATTTGAAAAGTTCAATGTGCGCTTCATGTATGACTACTGGGATATTGAGGCTGGAACAACCGGAAATGCCGGCGGCGTATAATATTACACCATAAATACTATATGATGAGATATGTGGGAGAAGTGTCATAGAACTTTTTGGATTTGAAATAACAAAAAGAAAAGATCAACTTGATCTAACTTCTTTTGCTCCTAAGGAGACCGATGATGGTGCCATGGTTGTCACTGCTGGTGGCACCTTTGGCACCTATCTCGACATGGAAGGTTCGGCTAAAACCGAAGCGGAACTTGTTGTCAAATACCGAGAAATGGCACTTCAGCCAGAGTGCGAAAAAGCAGTTGATGAAGTTACCAATGAATCAATCGTAAAAGGGGGTAATGACAAAATCGTTACCCTCAATCTCGACGACATAAAAACTCTAAACGATAAAGTCAAAAAGGTTGTCAATGATGAGTTTGACAACATTTGTCAGATGCTCAACTTCAACAACTATGGTTATGAAATCTTTCGTAGATGGTATGTAGACGGAAGACTTTATTACCACATCATGATTGATGAAAACAATCCTGAGAATGGTATTCAAGAACTTCGTTATATTGATCCTCGCAAGATTCGTAAGGTAAGACTACTTACTCGTCAACGCAAGGGTAAGGTTTATATCAACAGAAATGCGGCTGAGTTTTTTGTCTATAATGAAAGAGGATTCAAGTCAACTGGATCCACAGGCATGGACAATCAGGGACTTAGAATCTCACCAGACGCCATTCTGCACTGCACATCTGGTCTGGTGGACAAAGATGGCAAGCTTGTTCTATCATATCTGCACAAAGCAATCAAGCCACTAAATCAGCTTCGTATTCTGGAAGACGCCACGGTTATTTACCGTATTTCTCGCGCACCAGAGCGTCGTGTATTCTACATCGATGTTGGTCAGATGCCTAAGATGAAGGCAGAACAACATATGCGCGAAATGATGGTCAAGCACAAGAATCGTCTTATCTATGACGCCTCCACTGGTGCAGTAAGAGATGATCGTAAGTTCGCATGTTATGCTCTAGACACAAAAATTCCACTTCTTGATGGAAGAACTTTAACTATAGAAGAAATTATCTCTGAATATAATCAGGGAAGAACAAACTGGGTTTATTCTTGTGATCCTATTACAGGCAAGTTTTATCCCGGACCTATTTCTTGGGCAGGTATTACCAAGAAAGAAAGTGATGTGGTTAGAGTCACTTTTGACAACGGAAAGAGTGTAGTCTGTACTCCAGATCATAAGTTTCCTGTTTGGAATAAAGGATTCATTGAAGCCAAGGATCTTCAAGTTGGTGAATCTTTGATTCCCGGATACCGTAGAACCAATAAGGTTGCTAATAACAGCAAAGAATACGAACAGATTTATCTTAATGACACCAAGACTTGGGAATTTACACACAGGGAAGTTGCCAAGTGGAAAGACGATCTAGGACTAACAGAAACCAAGGTTTACAAAGATCATACTGAGGATTTTTCTGTTGTTCATCACCTAGACTTCAACAGAATGAATAATAATCCAGAAAATCTCGTTTATATGGGATATCTAGATCATTGGCTATATCACACAGAAAATCAAACAATACGATATACCGATACGATTATTGGTCAAGTCGTCAATATGCTATCTATGAGAAAAACTTCAGATGAGATTTTGTATGAACTAAACTCAAATGAAGAAATTATTTCTGAGTGGATGTCGCTGAATTCAGAAAATCATGTCAAGAACAAGAATTTTGATCATCTAATCAAAAAAGATTTGGTCAAAATCTCTAAGATTTGTGGATTTGAAACTTGGAATAAAATGAGCTCTTCCCTTTGTCCACCAAAAGATCAGATTAGAAGAAATCTAACTTCTCAAAGAGGATCTGATGAATGGAAGCAAAAATTGAGTCAAGCCAGAATAGGAATTGTAAGTAAATCAAAGACTTGGAAAATATTCAATCCAAATGGCGATATTGAAATTGTTGAAAATCTAAATGAATATTGTAGTGTCAATAATCTGAATAGAACCAATATCAAGGGTCAATTTGGATCTAGAGGATATAAGGCAGAAATCCTGAACAATCATAAAGTTATTTCTGTAGAATTTCTAGATGAAAAAACTACTGTGGCCGCATTGACAATCGACCAAGAAGAAACCTATCACAGCCATCACACATATCTTCTGGATGCAGGGGTATATACCAAAAATACCATGTTGGAAGACTACTGGCTGCCTCGTCGCGAAGGTCAGAACGGAACAGAAATCACAACTCTACCGTCAGGACAGAATCTTGGCAAGTTGGAAGATGTGGAATATTTTGAAAAGAAGCTTTATAGTTCTTTGAATGTTCCTCTATCAAGAATCAACCCAGACCAATCTGCTTTCAATCTAGGCAGATCATCAGAAATCACCAGAGATGAGTTATCATTCCAGAAGTTTATTGATCGCCTAAGACTTCGTTTCTCTGCTCTTCTTCTTGGAGCATTGGAGAAGCAACTCGTTCTCAAGAAGATTTTTGCTAAATCTGACTGGGATGAAATCAAGGATCTGATCCACTTTGACTATGCCCGCGATAACTACTTTGCAGAGTTGAAAGACAACGAGATTCTGATGGGTCGTTTGACCACACTCCAGCAGATTCAGCCGTTCCTTGGTATGTTCTATTCTCAAGAATGGGTCAAGAAGAATGTTCTGTTCCAGACAGACAATGACATCGAAGAGATTCAATCTCAAATCGACGCTGAAGCACAGATGATGGCAGCCAAAGGTCTAAATCCTGATGGATCGCCTATGGAAATGCCATCGCCGGGGCAAGATGGCGGACAAGATCAAGGTCAACAAGGTCCAGCACCTGCTGGTGATGATCAAGAGTCTGAAGATAATCCTCAGCAAGAACCACCACCAAAAGAGACAAAAGGTGAGATTGTTCAAGGCAAATCTGGTCCATATACCAGAAAGATGCCGGTTCGTAAAGCATTAGCATCCGACGATCTGCCCAGCAACTTCGTTATGTGATGCCAGGTAAGATCAAAAGTTTTATAAATACAACAAATAGGAGATGAAAAATGGATGAGTATACTGTGAATGACGTTATTGATAGTGCGATTTCAGGAGATGTCGCCGATCTAGAACGGGCATTTGGTGCTGTCATGAAGCAAAAGATCAATCAGGCCATGGAGACCAGAAAGCAAACGCTGGGTCTCGGTCTTGGAGAAACCGAAGAGGACGAGTAATGACAAGAGCAAGAGTAGATAAGGACCGCAGCGACTATCTTTCTAAGACTGCTAGACCAGATAGCGAGTCCCAGACTGCTTATTGGTCAAACAAGTCCGTTGAAGGCGACAAGGATCAAGCTTCTGGAAACAGAGGTAAGGCAGGGGATGCTGACCGTGTGGGTAACAAGATGTATGTCTATAATGGTGGCACCAAGAAAGACACAACTCGCATTGCTGATCGTCCTATGAAGATGGTCGCTGGCGAGACTGGTATCGGTGACACAGGAACTGGTCTCGGTGAATCTGATAATCCATTTGCCAAGGTTCTGGCTAGAAAGTTTGGTCTGCAAGAAGATGAGAATCCTGGTGTGGCTTCATCACCATCAACTTCTGACAATCCTTCTCTTGGTATGGCACCAATCAACAACACAGATTTCCGTCAAGAGAAAACAAACGTC